CGTAAACGGACAAATCCTTGGCATGGCTCACGGCCACCAGATACGCGGTGGCGCAGCCAAATGGCTACAAGGCCAAGCGTTAGGAAATACGCCGGTCGGCAACGCCGACGTTTTGTTGACCGCGCACTTTCATCATTTCATCGCCCAACAGATTGGGCCACGTCTTCATGTTCAGATTCCCGCAATGGATGGTGGGTCGGCATGGTTTAGGAACACAAACGGTTTGGATTCGCCAACTGGTATTGTGTCGTTTGTTATGGGTGACGGTTACGATCCGCGAAGAGACTTGTGCGTATTAGAAGGGGAAACAAGATGATTGTGAACACACTCATTCTTTGTTTAGTGGCATTGGTGTTGTTTTTGAATTGGGGAAACAAATGAACCGCAACCTGATTCTTGCCGAAGCGATGGAGTTAACCGACGGCGACCGCAATGTTGCCCATGGTGATCCACGCGAAAACCATCAACGCATTGCCACAATTTGGTCAGTCATTCTTGGTGTGGAAGTCACCGCACATCAGGCCGCATTGTGCATGGCAGGAATGAAGCTGGCGCGACTTGCCTACAACCCCGACGTGCTGGATTCTTACATTGACGGCGCAGCCTACTTGGCGATTGCTGGCGAGATTGCCACCGAAAACAAACAACCCGAATGCACCGGGTTTGACCCCCAATCTTTGGAATGTGACTGTTGCCGATAGTGTGGATCCATAACTGAATAGCCTTTCAAGGCACAGCGTGAAACCCCCAGAATGATGTCCGGACGGACAGAATCTGGGGGTTTCTTTGTTATCAAACTGTTACCAAAATTCTTCCCAAATGTGCTTGCGCAAGGGTTGGAAAGGCGTATTGTTGTTCTTGTCAGGACAAGCTGACACAAGGACAAAGGACAAGACAATGACTTCAATTGTTACTGAATCAAAAATTATAAAGACAATTTGTGGCGGACATCGCCGATACGGTTACACAATGAATACCAATTACGAATGGGTATGTATTGAATGTGGATTGGGTCGGGAACTTCACGAAACAAATCAAGAAACAATTGCTCGCAATACAAAGGCTGGTGCATAAGTCATGACAACAAAAACTGACACACAAATTTGGTGGGATGGTTCTTCCACAACATGCGTGAAGCACATGGGGTTCACATTGAAAAGCGAAGTGACAGCACACCCACGCAGGAAAACCCACATCACTTGTTTTGGTAAAGCGTACTTAATGACAGAAGAAGAAATCCAAATGATTCAACAACTCGTGGAATCGGAAATCGTTTGCGAAACTTGCTTGTCAAAGGTTGGTGCTTAATCATGATTACAACACCATGCCCAGAACATGACGGCGGTTATGACTGCACATCATTTTGCTCAACTTGCGAAGGCGACCAGTTCGTCACAGTAGGTGCGTAACCATGGAATTCTCAACTAACATTCACGACTGGATTGCATTCCTGCCAACGCTGACAATCGTTGCGCTATCATTCGTCCTAGGACGTTTGTGGGAATACTTGCGCGTCAATGGCACGAACGATTCGCGCATTGAGTCCGCAAGACTGAAACGTCAACTTCTCGCCAGTCATGTCCAGACTGGCGTTCGCGTGGACGCTCGCCATTCCTTGTCCGGTGCGCTTGAGCGTCCACGCACCCACACCCACATTCGGGCGGTGAAGTAGTCATGATGTGTGGCGACTGCCTTTATGACATGCGCTGGGTTGAACGCGCTCACCGCTGGATTTGCGAACGGTGCGGATTATGAGCGCATTGGAACAACGTGTCCGCGAAGTGCTGGCAGAATTGCAGCACAATTTGAACGTGTCACCTGATGGCGCGGTTGACCTTTCCTATATCACCGAACGACTAACAGAAGCATTGGACGGCAACGAATGAAATTTGTTTCACTATTTGCAGGGGTCGGCGGTTTTGACATTGGCTTGACCCGAGCTGGACACACCTGCATTGGTCAGGTTGAGATTGACAAACATGCACGAACAATTTTGGAAAAACAATTTCCCAACGTCGCCAAACATGACGACGTGACAACAGCGAAAGAATGGGCGGACAATGTCGGAATCACAGGAAATGTTGATCTGGTCGCAGGAGGATTTCCCTGCCAAGACCTTAGTGTTGCAGGAAAACGCGCTGGCTTGGCTGGCGGACGTTCTGGATTATTCTTCGACGCACTCGCTTTCGCGACGCATACCCAAGCAAAAACTGTCTTGTTGGAAAATGTGCCAGGACTTCTATCAAGCAACAGCGGACGCGACTTCGGAGTCCTCCTCACTTGTTTGGCCGACGCAGGGTTTAGCAACATCGAATGGCGTGTTCTTGATTCGCAATTCTTCGGAGTCCCCCAGCGTCGCCGTCGTGTCTTCATTGTCGCAAGTGTTGGAACAGAACCCTTCCGCCAAATACTCTCTGAGTGCGAAAGCCGCACAGGGGATCTTGAGACGGGCAATGAAGCGGGGGAAGACACTTCCGGCACCGTTGCAGACCGCGCTGGAACAGGTCGCGTCCTTGGAAGCGACCACGTTGGAGCTTTAATGGCTTCGGATTACAAATTCCCACAGCAACAACAGGTGATGGAAAACAAAGTCATTGTTCAGCAACTTTCAAACGGAAAGCCGATTGCTAATTGTTTGCCAGCTGAACTTTATCATCACGGAACAGTTGTCAATCAGGATGTGAACAGTGGACATCTTGTGGTTCGTGAAAACTAAACGTGCCATGAATCCAGATGATTATGAAACATGGATTCGGGGGGGGTTGTTCCAACCTTGAACGCTTTTGACACTGGTGACATGCGGGCAACCGTCGTCATCATCCAAGAACCAATCCTCATGCGCGGACGAGAAGGGAAAGCGGGGGGGGGCAAAGGCCCACTCCTAAGTCCTAACATTTCATTGACACTAGCCACAGCAAACGATCAGGTTTTATTCATGCCAAACGAAACAATCACCGTCATTGACGGAACCAGGGTTGGGGATGTTCGCGTCACCGAATCCGACACAATGCAAACAGTCATTTCAAGATGGGGAACAGGTGGTGGCAACGTGCCGGCAATTGCTTACAGTATCCGCGAGGACGCTAAAGCCAACAATTTTTCAGCAACCGAAGCAGAAACGAGTCTCGCTTTGCAGTCATTACAACCAAGCCCACAAAGCCACCACGCCCAGATTTTCATTGCTGAACCAACACCGCCAGCAGTTGTCCGGCGGTTAACCCCAACCGAATGTGAAAGGCTGCAAGGTTTCCCTGACGGCTGGACGGACGGCCAAGCCGACTCTCACCGCTATAAGCAAATGGGAAACGCCGTGACCGTCAACGTCATCGCTTGGATTGGTGAGCGACTATGACATTGACCGTGCCAGCGATATTTCAGGAACAAGTTCCGATTGGATTCTCATCAGGTCAAGGCTCGGCTTCCTATGGATTGGGCATAACACAGAATGGAACTCCTCCATTAAAAGCAAACGCTGGGGGAAACACAGTGCCAGCAATTGCTTATTTATCGATAGTTCGCCGACTTACCCCAACCGAATGTGAAAGGCTGCAAGGTTTCCCTGACGGCTGGACGGACGGTCAAGCTGATTCACACCGATACAAGCAAATGGGAAACGCTGTCACGGTCAATGTCATTGAATGGATTGGCAACCGACTATGAGCAAAAACAAAGCCAAAGGCACATCCGCGGAAACAGCGGTCGTCAACTACCTGAACGCCAACGGTTACCCACACGCCGAACGTAGGGCATTGTCAGGGATCAACGACAAAGGAGACGTTGGCGGAATCCCATTCGTTGCCATCGAAGTCAAAGCCCAACGCACCTACACCATCCCAGCCTGGATGAAAGAATTAGCAACCGAAAAGGCAAACGCCAAAGCCACAACCGCGTTCTTGGTAGTCAAGCCCAACGGGGTTGGCACAGCCAACACTGGCAACTGGTGGGCAATCCTGCCATTGGCTGACATGGTGGAACTGATGAAAGAATCTGGTCGATGAACTACCCGCCACGACCAGCGGCAATCCTTGGGCAACTTCCCGACCTGCCATTGGCTGCCTGTATGTTCACCAAAAACCCTGACCTGTTCTTCCCAACGGCTGCAATTGTTCCCAACCGAACACTTCGGCAAATCGCCGACCTATGTTCCGGATGTGAAGAAAATGTCAGATGTCTGGAGTACGCTCTGGAACACAACATCAAGGAAGGGTTCTGGGGTGGCATATCGCCACAGGATCGCGCCGAGATGAAACCACGGTCGAACCGTCGCCAGCGTGGCGATTCGGTGAAAGCGGTGGACAGACTTCTAGCATTGGGCATGACGCTAGAACGAGCCTGTGAAGAACAAGGCATTCTGGTTGACTCCTACAAAACCAACAAATACCGAACCACCAACAAACCAAAAGGACAAGACAATGAATAACTTCTTCCAACTGTTCGCCGCACTACTGACCGGACTCATTCTTGGCTATCAGCTCGGCGACATCATGGCATGGCGCAAGGCCAGCCGAATGATTGACCAGCGCAAGAAAATTGACCGCGAGAATGCGCTCAAGTTTCAGGCCAAGATTGCTCAAGAAGCAACCCCAGTCTTTGACCAGTTTGTCAAAGAAACCACATTCGCTGACCGCGACCAGACCCCACTAATTTAAGGACACACAATGAGCATGCAAGTTGACATTGACACAATTGCGTTGGATCCCGACGTGGCACGATATGTGTTGGAATACAAGAAATTAAAACTGGAACAAAAGCAACTTGAAGAACAGATTGCCGACGCTCGTGGACGTATCGAATCAGCAATGGGCGATTCAAAGATTGCCCTGGTGGATGGCACACCGGCGGTTCGTTGGGCAAGTGTTGAATCCGAAAGATTCGACGTCAAGAAGGCTCGCGAGATTCTGCCACAACAGGTGCTGGATGTTCTGTTGGTGAAATCCATCAGTAAGCGATTCACGCTCATTGACGGATCGGACACCTACTAATGAGAAACCCACTACGCCGCCGACGTGGCGAAGAACTGTTCATCAGCTTAGAAATCCACAACGAGGTTCTGGCACGTCTGGAATTTGCTTTCTAAGGTTGGGACAAAACCATTGACCTGGTGAACGATCAACAGAAAGCAATCAACAAGATTGCCGAACTGGCCAAGCAAATGAGCGAACACCAGCACAGCACAAATTCCGAATTCTATGCGGTCAAAATACTTGACGCGATTGCAGGGAAATAACATGTTTGAATCACCAGGGACAACCCCTGAACGCGAACTGCGCGAAACCTTGACCGCCGCCATCAAGAAGCAGTCGTCAGGTTCCACCCGGTCACGCCAGACAGACATCGGGCCGAGCGAAGTTGGCGAACAATGCGTTCGAAAACTGTCCTACCGAATGCTGGGATGGGAAAAGACCAACACCGACACCGACCCTTGGGCGTCAACCAGTGGCACAGCAATCCACGCCTATCTGGCCGACGTATTCAAGCGCGACAATGACAAGAAAAACCCGCGATGGATCATTGAAACCAAAGTCCAAGTGACGCCAACCCTTTCAGGTTCAGTGGACTTATTTGATACACAGCTCGGCATGGTCATTGACCACAAATGTGTCGGCGCGAGCAGCATGAAGAAGGCTCGTGAGTCTGGCCCAACATGGCAACAGTTGGTTCAGTTGAACTTGTACGCCTACGGATTCAAACAGCAAGGATTCGACGTCAAAAACATTGCGCTGGCGTTCTATCCGTTCGGCGGTTTCCTGACCGGTTCCAACGGACTCCACACTTGGGTTGGCGACTACGACGAACAGATTGCGCTAGACGCCATCAGCCGTCTGGACAACATCAAACTATTGGTGGCAACCCTTGACCCCGAAACAAACCCTGAGCGTTGGGCAATGATTCCAGCAACCGAATCTTATTTGTGTAGTTGGTGTCCATGGTTCCTGCCAGGTTCCGAAGACCTATCCAAAGGATGTGGCAAACAATGAAATGGTTGTATCTGATAGCAACAACCGCCGTCGGTTGGGTTTCGGAAACCGCTGGGAAGATTGTCAACCGTGTTGACTACACGTCACAGCTCGTGGATCCGTACGACATATTCACCGACGACGAAGCCACAACCGAACCCGACTTCGACACAGACGCCGCACTACGCAACGCACAATAGACCACCGCTGGCAACCGTCAGCGGCACAACCAAACAAACAACAACAGAAAGAAGGACAAGATGTCTTTTGAAGCACCAAGCCAGTCCAGTATCGGGCCGAAGCCGGCAGACCTACAAGGCCACCTGCTCATTGTGAAGCCCACCGAATACAAGTCAGGAATTGTCACCAGCCTTGGCGACGCTGAAGCAATTCAGTGTGATGTCATTGACCTTGACACCAACGAAGAACACAGCGACGTTCTATTCTTCAACGTCGGTTTGCGTTCAGGTTTGAAGTCAAAGATTGGTTCACAGGTACTGACCCGCATTGGTCAAGGAACCGCCAAGCCAGGCAAATCCGCACCATGGATCCTGATTGACGCAACCACCGACACAGCAGACGTGGCAAAGGCAACCGCCTACATCACCGCCAAGGCAACCGGCACATTGGCAGCACCGGCAACGCCAACAGCGACAGTCACAACCGACGCACTTGCGGCGGTTGTTGACATCAACGACCCAGCAATCCAAGCATTGTTGGCAAAGGTTCAGGCAAAAGCCTGATTCCAGGGGAACGTGAACGGTTGTCGGACTCCTTGCCGGCAACCGTTCACACTCAACAAAGGACAAACATATGACAAGTGAACACATGCACCCAGACATGGCGAAAGCCATGGTGCGCGAATCTAAAGAAGTTGTGGCCGCTGCCGGTCAGCTCGTGGAACTGGTCGAAACTCTCGCCGGACGCATTGAACAAGTGCGTCAGGTACATCCGAAACAAGAAAGTCTTGTTGATCAGAACAAAGACTATTGTGGCGGCTGTGATGAATATTGGCCATGCCCAACAATTCAAGCGATTGGTGAGAAATCATGACCAATTGGATTCATCAAATTGGTTGCGATTGCGAAAACACCGACTATTGCAAACATGAAATGGTCAAAGCAAAGGGAAACTTTGAAGACATGCTTTATTGTGGAATTTGCGGCGATGGCTGTCAGTGCCGTTTTATTCGCGAAGGATATGAACGCGGACTTGCGGATGCCATCAAAGCAATTCAAGCGATTGGTGAGAAATCATGACCATCGCGCCAACCAGACCGTTGAAAGTTGACCAACCGAACGTCATCCCCGACCCCGAATGGTGGGAAGACGACGAACCCGACGAATCAGACAAGGACACCAAATGACTAACCAAGAACTGTCACAACAAATCCTGACCAGATTCCTGCCGTTGGCGTTCACTTGCGAATGCAAAGGAACACACCCAAGTTGCAAAGACACAATGGAAACCCCATACGCTTTCGCACAATCCGAAACAACCTGGCGCATTGCGTTATGGATCAAGGATTTAAAGGAAGACACCAAAAACGCGGAAGCAATCCAGCGGGTTCGTGAACTGCACAAGCCAGTTGAATTGCTGACCGATTATGGCAAAAAGCAAATCTGCCAAGAGTGTTATGAGGTTGCTGGTGACCGTGAACGTGCCTTTTACCCCTGCTACACCATCAAAGCCCTAGACGGTGACACCGAATGAGCCAAGCAGAAATTGTTGGCAGTAAACCAACATATATTGTTTCATCAACTGAAATTGAAAGAGTAATCCCAGCCTGGTTGAAATACGCATACAAAAACGCGGAAGCAATCCAGCGGGTTCGTGAACTGCACATACCAGCAATTCATTTCAGAGATGGTCAAGAAAT